TACATCTCCACTAAGTGTGATTACTGGATCAGCCACATCTAAGTTTAATTTATTTGTTGTATCATTGTAAGTTACAGAAATACCTGATTCGGTATTTGTTTCAACCATACCACCTACAATGTCTTGAATACCTTCAATAAAGTCAGCGTTAGCTGGATTGATACCAATTATAACAGCAGCAGTTTCACTACCACTTCCACTTACAACTATACCACCATACCCAGTAGTTGCATTTGCTGCTATTGTAGCAATGTAGTTACCGGTAGTATCAGTACCAAGTTCAACGCTATTTGGTTGAATAGTAGTTGCAAAACTTACGTTAGCTAAGTTAGTAACTGTGCCAACGCCAGTTACATCACCAGTTAGTGTGATTGTAAAATCACCAACGTCAAAATCTAGTTTATTAGTAGAATCATTATATGTAACTGCAATACCATTTTCAGTGTTGGTAGAAACCATACCACCAATTAAATCTTGCATGTTTTCAATAAAATCTGCGTTTGATGGATCAATACCAATTGTAACAGCAGCATTTTCGCTGCCGCTTCCGCTTATTGTTATACCACCATATCCAGTAGTAGCGTTAGCAGCTATAGTCGCTACATAATTGCCGGTTGTGTCTGTTCCAAGTGCTACGCTATTAGCAGCAATAGTAGCAGTAATAGTAACGTTACCTAAGTTGGTCATTGTGGCACTACCAGTTACATCACCACTAAGTGTGATTACTGGATCTGCAACGTCAAAATCAAGTTTACCTGTAGTATCATTATAAGTTACTGCAATACCGTTCTCAGTATTAGTTGCTACCATACCGCCAACAATGTCTTGAATATTTTCAATAAAGTCAGCATTGGCTGGATCAATACCAATTGTAACAGCAGCAGTTTCACTACCACTACCACTTATTGTTATACCACCATACCCAGTAGTAGCATTTGCAGCAACAGTAGCAACATAATTGCCGGTTGTGTCAGTACCCAATGCTACACTATTAGCAGCAATTGTAGTGGTAATAGTAAGGTTACTCAAGTTAGTTAATGTTCCACTACCAGTTACATCACCACTAAGAGTGATAACTGGATCAGCAACGTCAAAGTCAAGTTTACCTGTAGCATCATTGTAAGTTACAGAAATACCTGATTCGGTATTTGTTTCAACCATACCACCAACAACATCTTGTAAAGCTTCTAGTAGTCCCGCTTCACTTGGATTAACAGATATAGTAACGTTAGCGTTTTCAACGCCAGCATTTGCTATAGTTATACCTGATCCAGCAGTAATTGTGGCAACATAGTTACCGGTTGTGTCAGTGCCAAGTTCAATACTATTAGCAGCAATTGTAGTGGTAATTGTAACGTTACCTAAATTAGTCATTGTAGCACTACCAGTTACATCACCACTAAGTGTGATTACTGGATCTGCCACATCAAAATTTAACTTACCTGTTGCGTCATCATATGTTACGGCAATACCATTCTCAGTATTACCAGTAACCATGCCACCTACAGCATCTTGTACGCCTTCAATGAAGTCAGCATTGGCTGGATCAATACCAATTGTTACAGCAGCAGTTTCACTACCACTTCCACTTACAACTATACCACCATATCCAGCAGTGGCATTGGCAGCAACAGTAGCAATGTAGTTACCGGTTGTGTCAGTACCCAATGCTACACTATTGGCAGCAATCGTAGCAGCAATTGTTACGTTGCCTAAATTAGTCATTGTAGCACTACCAGTTACATCGCCACTAAGTGTGATTACTGGATCAGCAACATCAAAATTTAATTTTCCATTAAGATCATCGTATGTTACAGAAATACCTGATTCGGTGTTTGTTTCAACCATACCGCCAACGATATCTTGAATGCCTTCAATGAAATCAGTGTTAGCTGGATTGATACCAATTACTACAGCAGCAGTTTCGCTTCCGCTTCCGCTTACTGTTATACCACCAAATCCAGTAGTAGCATTAGCAGCAACAGTAGCAACATAGTTACCAGTTGTATTTGTGCCTAGTGCTACACTATCGTTAGCTTGTGTTACTGTAATAGTAACATTGCCTAAGTTGGTCATAGTAGCACTACCAGAGACTGCACCTGAAACAGTAATTACTGGATCAGCAACATCAAAATTTAATTTGCCTGTATTGTCATCATATGTTACAGCGATACCATTTTCAGTATTACTTTCTACCATACCGCCTACAATATCTTGCACGCCTTCAATAAAATCAGAGTTAGCTGGATTGATACCAATTGTTACAGCAGCAGTTTCACTACCACTACCACTTACAACTATACCACCATATCCAGAAGTAGCATTAGCAGCTACAGTAGCAACATAATTACCAGTTGTATTTGTACCAAGTGCTACAGCATTTTCAGCTATACTTGTTGTAATAGTTGCATTTGCTAAGTTAGTAATAGTAGCAGCGCCTGTTACAGCGCCACTTAATGTAACAGTAGGATTACCAACTGCGAAATCTAATTTACCTAATGTATCATTGTAAGTAACCGCAATACCGCTTTCGCTATTGCCAGAAACCATAGTACCAACTAGGTCTTGCATAGCTTCAACAAAGTTGCCTTCAGTTGGGTTTATTTCAAGTGTAATAGCAGCACTTTCTACTCCACTTCCAGTAACACTTATTCCGTTTGCACCCGTAATTGTAGCAACATAGTTACCAGTTGTGTCTGAACCTAATGCCACACTATTAGCAGCAATTGTTGTTGAAATAGTAACATTGCCTAAGTTGGTCATAGTAGCGGTTCCGGTTACATCGCCACTTAATGTGATAACCGGGTCATTTACGTCAAAATTTATCTTAGCGTTAGCATCATCGTATGTTACAGCAATACCGTTTTCAGTATTACTTTCTACCATAGCACCAACAATATCCTGTACACCTTCGGCGTCTAACAAGCCAGTGAAGTTTAAATCTATTCTAGTTGCATCTGTTCCGTTTACGGTTGCTGATAAACCAGTACCAATAAAGTTAAATTTAGTAATTGAATTTACAGCAACGTTAGTGTTGTTTAAAAGAATTGAGCTTTTAGCAAAAGTGTTTGAATTTTCAAATACTCCAGTTGCTTCATTGTACATTATTACGTCACCATTAGCAAGTGTGCCTATTGTAACGTCAGTTAACATATGTAAATTAGCATTTAAACTTAGAGTTATGTTTGAGCTAAGTGCTCCGCCGCCTGATAAACCAGTACCAGCGGAAACAGTACGTGCAGTAGGAACTGCACCAACATCTGAAGCAATTGGCATAGCGTGTACGTGATCTGCTCTAGCTATTACATTGCTTACACCTGCGTTTGCGCTACCTAAATTGCTTGGGGCAGTAGCAGCTAAGTTAGCAGCAAGAGAAACTGCACCACCTGCTCCGCCGTCAGTTAAAGTTAAACCTGTGCCAGCTTGTAATCTACGTTCATTTGGCATGCCAGATTCAGCATTAATTGTTACATAGCTTGCACTGATTGGGGCACCAGCACTTACGCTACCTGCAGCTTCGCCACCACTTGTATATGTTGTATAACTAGTGCTGTTAACTGTAGTTGTTAGAGCAATATCAGAATAAAGAGAAAATGTTGTAGCAGTTAATACATTAACATAAAAAGTTATTCCGTTAACTTGGGTCATGCCGCCAACGCCAGTAATTGTTACTTGTTGCCCATCAACATAACCGTGGCTTGTTGAAACAGTAACTACAGCAGGATTTGCTTTTGTTATCCCAGTAATCGTACTAATAAAATCGCCGCCGCCACTAATACCAGCAGAAGCTGCTTTAGCAGCAAATACTGCATCATCAACGTTGTTTAAGTCTGAACGAGCAAGTTCAAACCCACCTGTTGTTGTGCCATCATGTACGTGAACACTTTTATTAGTTGTATTCACTGTTACTTCAGCTTCTGCACCTGTAAAGCTGTCATGCTGAGTATCTGTACCTCTGCGTAGTCTTAATTCACTGCTCATGCTATATCCCCAAGGTTAATTTGATTTTCGATAATGCCACCAATAATTGGTCCCATATCTAAGCTATTACCATATTTATCCGTCAACGTGCCATTGTTTATTTGAGTCTTCCTATACCAACCGTTTAACAAGCTATACGCTGTTACATTAACTTTATTTGTTGATCCGTCGCTTGTAACGTCAAAAAATACTTGTTGGCTATCAATAAAGTTTACAGTTGGGACTTCATCAACAATATCGCCATCATATGTAATTTGAACTTTGCCAAGTACTTCGCCGCCGCTGGCACTGATAACAAAATCATCACCTGCGCCGCTGTCTGAAAGTACGATACCTGTACCTGCAACAAGCCTTCTTGCGTTTGGAACGTTGGCGCTACCGTTATCAATAAGCAAGAATTTTTCTGCGGCTGGGCTGTTTGGAATGCTTACTGTAGCAATAGAACCATCCATGCTAACAGCAGTAGTGACGCCACCGCCAACGAAGTTAATAGCTGTAACGCTTGTGCCTTTTGTTTCACCCTCATCCTTAACATCAAGTCCTGAACCAATTTCACCAATTTCAGTTACAATGTTAAGTGTTTGTGTGCCTGTTCCTGAATATTCTAATGTAGCAGCACCGTTAATAGCACCTTGTAGGTTTACTTCTAAGTTTGCTAAATTATAGCTAAATTGTCTTTCATTGCTGTTATAACCTACTGCTATACCATTTTGACTACCAGTTAATGCTCCTCCAACAATCGATAATACTTGGTTTGTATTAAGTAAATTAGAAACATCAACAGCAAGTGTATTTGTGGAAGCATCGCGAGTTAAAGTAAAGTTTGAACTAAAGTTAAGATTTTTAACTCCGCTATCAAAAGGAACACTATTTGATGATATACCTAGACCTTTAATAGCAGTAGTAGTAGTTTGTATTGTTGCACTACGTAATTTACTAATAGTTGCAGTACCGCTTACATCACCAATTAATGTAATAGAGAAATCTTGTGGTGCTACACTTAATGTATTGTTATCAGAATCATAAGTTATTAAAATGCCTGTTTCGCTTACTCTTCCGGTAACAGGATCTCGAGATTCACCTAATACAGTTGTTCCAATAATATCTCTAACCGCTTGGCTATCAATTGGGTTGTTAAATTGAACGTTAGCTGCTGTACCATCTGTTGTAATAGTAAACTGTGCTGGGTCAAAAACAATAGACTTAATAGGTGTAATGTTCTTTTTATCTACACCATCGTAAATGTCTAGACCAGAAATATAATTATTGCTGTTTAAAACATTAATAGTAGCATCACCTAGTCTAGTAATTGTAGTACTACCTGTAACTGCTCCGGTTAAATTAATAGTAAAATTACGTGGAGCTATACTTAATGTACCATTTGCTTTGCTATAACTTACAATAATACCTGTTTCAGTAAGAGTGCTTAAGTCAGCACTCATTTCTGTTCCAGTAACAGTTTGCCCAATTATATTTCTTATGTCAGTAGTTGATAATTGATTCTTTAATGTAACAACTGTTCTTTGATTAGTAGCGTTAACATCAAAATTAACTTCATCAAATTCTAACTCAGTAATCTTGGATATATTCGATTTATTTGAACCTTCGAATAAATCTAGTCCTGATATGTAATTGTTAGTGTTATAAGTTGTTAGTACAACATCTCTCAATTTACGTATTGTAGCACTACCAGTAACCGCACCTTCTAAAGTAATAGTAAAGTTTCTTGGAGCAATACTTAAACTTTGATTGTCTGTATTATAACTTACAATTATACCAGTTTCAGTAAGAGAACTTAAGTCAGAAGAGTTTTCTGTTCCTAAAATAGTATTACCAATAATGTCTTTTACGTCTGACGTGCTTAAAATATTCTTTAAAGATAGTGTAGCTTGATTTTGACTAGCTTGTACTATAAAATCGTCCATATTGAATTTTAAGTTAGTAATTTTTTCAATATTGACTTTGTTTACATCGCTATAAACATCGAGCCCTGATATGTAGTTGTTAATATTATTTGTTGTAAGTGTTACGTCGCCCAAACGTGAGACAGTAGCACTACCGCTTACTGCTCCATCAATTGTAATTGTGAAATTACGAGGTGCTACACTTAATGTGTTATTGTCTCTGTCATATGTTACAATAATACCTGTTTCGGTAATTGTGCTTAAGTCAACATCACGTTCAGTACCACTAATAGTATTGCCAATAATATCTCTAATATCTTGTGGATTTAAGATATCGCCTATAGAAATACTTGTTCTATTATCATCTGCTGTAACAATAAATTGATTTAGATCAAAACTAATTTCGTTTATCTTAGATACGTTAACTTTATTAACATCACTGTAAACATCAATACCTGATATGTAATTATTGATGTTATTGGTAGTAAGTGTTACATCTCTCAAGCGACTAATAGTAGCACTGCCGCTCACCGCTCCATTAATTGTAATTGTGAAATTACGAGGTGCTACACTTAATGTGTTGTTATCTCTGTCATATGTTACAATAATACCAGTTTCAGTAATTGTACTTAAGTCAACATCACGTTCAGTACCAGTAACAGTATCACCAATAATGTCTCTGATATCTTGTGGATTTAATATATTTCCAATAGAAATATTTGTTCTGTTATCATCTGCTGTAACAATAAATTGATTTAAGTCAAAACTAATTTCGTTTATCTTAGATACGTTTACTTTGTTTACATCGCTATAAACATCAAGTCCTGATATGTAGTTGTTAATATTGTTTGTGGTTAATGTTACATCACGTAATCTAGTAATTGTAGCTTGCCCGCTGACTGCACCATCAATTGTAATAGTGAAGTTTCTTGGAGCAACACTTAATGTGTTGTTATCTCTGTCATATGTTACAATAATACCGGTTTCAGTAAGAGTTGATAGATCAACATCTCTTTCAGTACCAGTAACAGTATCACCAATAATGTCTCTGATATCTTGTGAGTTTAATATTCCTGTTAATGCTACATTTGTTCTATTATTACTTGCTGTAACAATAAATTGATTTAGATCAAAACTTAATTCAGTAATTTTATTTGAGTTAACTTTATTAACATCACTATAAACATCAAGTCCTGAGATGTAGTTGTTAATATTGTTAGTGGTTAATGTTACATCACGTAAACGAGTAATTGTAGCACTACCTGAAACTGCACCATCAATTGTAATTGTGAAATTACGAGGTGCTACACTTAATGTGTTGTTATCTCTGTCATAGGTTACAATAATACCAGTTTCAGTAAGTGTTGACAGATCAACATCACGCTCAGTACCACTAACAGTATCACCAATAATGTCCCTAATATCTTGTGGATTTAAGATATCTCCAATAGAAATATTTGTTCTATTATTACTTGCTGTAACAATAAATTGATTTAGATCAAAACTTAATTCAGTAATTTTATTTGAGTTAACTTTATTAACATCGCTATAAACATCAAGTCCTGATATGTAGTTGTTGATGTTGTTTGTTGTAAGTGTTACATCACGTAAACGAGTAATTGTAGCTTGCCCGCTTACCGCACCATCAATTGTAATTGTGAAATTACGTGGAGCAACACTTAATGTGTTATTACTTCTATCGTAGGTTACAATAATACCTGTTTCAGTAAGTGTTGATAAATCAACATCACGTTCAGTACCACTAACAGTATCGCCGATAATGTCCCTAATATCTTGTGGACTTAGTATTCCTGCTAATTCAATGTTAGCTCTATTGTTATTTGCTGTTACTGCAAATTGATCTAAATTGAAACTAAACTCAGTAATCTTGTTTACATTAACTTTGTTTACATCACTGAATACATCTAAACCGGCAATATAATTATTGATGTTGTTTGTTGTAAGTGTTACATCTTGTAAACGACTAATAGTAGCTTGTCCGCTTACTGCACCATCAATTGTAATTGTAAAGTTTCTTGGTGCAACACTTAATGTGTTATTGTCTCTGTCATATGTTACTATGATACCTGTTTCAGTAATTGTGCTTAAGTCAACATCTTGTTCAGTGCCTTGTACTGTATTACCAATGATGTCACGAACATCTTGGGGACTTAGTGCATTTTTAATTCTTAGATAAGCTCTATCATCTACAGAACTAACGCCAAAATCATTCGTATCAAACTGTATTTCAGTAATTTTTGATGTGTTTACTTGATTTACATCGCTGAATACATCTAAACCGGCGATATAATTATTGATGTTGTTTGTTGTAAGTGTTACATCTTGTAAACGACTAATAGTAGCACTACCGCTAACTGCTCCAGCTAAGGTAATTGTAAAGTTTCTTGGTGCAACACTTAATGTGTTATTGTCTCTGTCATATGTTACTATGATACCTGTTTCAGTAATTGTGCTTAAGTCAACATCTTGTTCAGTACCTTGTACTGTATTACCAATAATATCTCTTACGTCTTGTGGCGTAAGCGCATTTTTAAGATCTATAAACGCACGGTTACCAACACTGGTAATATCAAATGCATTTAATCCAAATTGTACTTCAGTAATTTTTTTAGTGTTTACTTGATTTACATCGCTATACATATCAAGACCTGATATGTATTCATTAATGTTAGTTGCAACTAAAGTTGCATCTTGAAGTCGAGATATAGTTACACTGCCACCAACTGCTCCATCTAAGGTAATAGTGAAGTTACGCGGAGCAACACTTAATGTGTTATTGTCTCTGTCATATGTTACTATGATACCTGTTTCAGTAATAGTGCTTAGATCAACATCTTGTTCAGTACCTTGTACTGTATTACCAATGATGTCACGAACATCTTGTGGACTTAGCGCATTCTTTGGACTAATAAACAAACGCTTGTTAATAGCGTTAATAGTAAAAGCATTAACATCAAATTGTACTTCAGTAAGTGGTTCAATATTAACTTTGTTAACATCACTATAGGCATCGATGCCCTTAATGTATCCATTACTGTTAATTGTATTAATTGTTACATCACGTAAACGACTAACAGTAGCTTCTCCTGTTACTGCGCCAGTTAATCTAATTGTAAAATCTCTCGGGGAAATTCTAATTGATCCATTTTCTGGATCAAAAGTAACGCTAATACCACTTTCAGTTTCAGTAACATCTCCAAAAACGGCACCGCTCATTGCGTTACCAACAATTTCAATTACTGCACTATCATTTTGACGAGATGTAATTTTAGCAAAAGAGCCTGCATCAGTGACTAAGAAGTCAGCCGGATCAAAATCTAAACCAGTAAATCTGCGTGTGCCTGGAACTGTTGGAGGGCTACGAACAATAACACCTTCAGTTACAGTAACATTTGAGGCATCAATAGTAATACCAAAAAGACTAGTATCAATAACAATATCATTTAATTCTGTAACTCTAGCAGAACCCACAACATCACCGACCAACGCAATGTTAAAGTTACGTGGAGCAATTGTAAATCCATTTACATTATAAGTTTTTGTTAAACCTGGCGCTACGTTGATTTTATCATTAACTGCATCCCAGGCTCGAGTTGCAGTAAAATATTTGTTAATTCCTTCATTAATTTCACTTGTGGTGATATCTAGATCAGCTCCAGTTAAGGTTACTGCACCTGTTTGTCCATTGATTGAAGTAACAACACTGGATCCGCCCGTAAACTCAATTTCACCAGTAGCACTATTATAAGTAATTCCTGGGCCACCTGAAAATAAACCACGTATATATTCAGGAGAAATACCGAGACCAGATTGTAACTGGGTAATTTCGGTTTGTAGAAACTCGAAGTTTCCGTCCATTTGCTCGTAACTTAATGGAGTTAAGGTATCTTTCCTCAATACTAATGTCATTTAAACAATCCTTTATCAAAATTATTTATGAGAAATATTGATCTAATACATACCCTGGTAAAATATATCCTCCAATTTGTATTGCACTTAAGAACGGTATAATGCCCTTGCTTTCTTTAAGGAATCTTGCTTGAATTGTACCTGAAAGTATTAATCCTTCACCGTTAGTAGGGCCTTCTTCCCCTAAATCATACCATGTGCTGATTTCACCGTTTGGAATTTTAGATTTATTACTTGCATCAACAACTATGCTACCCTCAGCATAAAGTATACTTGCGGCGGTACCCGCTGTACCTCTTCTAATTTGAGAAAGCACATTTCCATTTTTTTGCCAGAATACTATTCTTTCTCCGCCAATGAAAATTACCCCTGGAACGTTTTTATTTGGATTTGGTATTCCTAATGCATCAGCATTATTTACGTGTATTTCAGTGTCAGTTATTTTTAATTCTTTAGTTAAAATGGCCGCATCAGCTAGAGCAACTCTGTTATAATAAAAATTATCATTTAAATCTTTAAAGAGTCTAAATGTAGTTGCACTAATGTAGGTTGCGGCACTCATCCAAGTGACAATAATTAAAGTGTCATTACGAACAACAATATTATCTGAAAGTAAAATTTTACCGTTTGTAACTGTATAATCGTATCCTGCCATTAATGTTTGACCGGCTACACTTATAAAAATCTTTTCAGCATTATTTTGATCTTCGTCAATTTGATAGCTTTGACCAATTGCTTTTGTTACACTGTAGCTTGCATCAAAAGCAGTATCTTCAGCATCAAATAAGCCTAAACCAAATCCAAGAGTAACATCAATGCTTGCTGTAGAGAAATCTACGCCTTTAAATATCTTTGTCTTAAATTTATAAGCATCGTGGTGACTAAACGCTGTAACTGCTAACATGCTACCGTCTGGAATATAGATAGTTTCTAAAACTGTAACTTCTCTAGTATTTTCGTTGTAGGTGTATTCTGCTTCCCCTATGTAAGTTATGCTTATATCATCCCCTTCAAAAGGAGCAACAACAAAAGTAACCTGCGGTGCAGTGCTGCCATCATAAGGGCTAATCGTATAGTCCGATACATTGACGTTAAAACCATTTATCCAAATTTTAACTTTTCCTGTACCGTTACTATAATCATCGTCAGCTGATATTGGTAAAGAAAATGTAGTAGTGCTGCCATCACCGATGTAATATGTACTGTTGCCTGGTCTTAGTCTTCGACCGTTTAAATCAACAATCATAACTGTATCTTTTGATCGATCTTCTCTAATTTGACGATTTAATACTATGCTACGGTTGTCGTTATCAACTTGTGCATACTGTGTGTTTACATAACTAATTGCATAATCAACATTTAATGTTGCAATCAAATGTACATGACTTCCACTTGGAGGCGCTGCATAAAAAATAACGTGAGGTTCCCCATTGATATTTTGTACGTTAAAATTGATAGTAGGTGTGCCATTTACTAGTGCCATTACTCCGCCAAGTTCACTAAAGCTTACATTAAATCTAAATGCAGCAGTTGACCCATCGGCTTGATAAAAGTCATCAGCAATAACATTTTCACCAATTTGCCCAATGTTTAAAATTGAAATCACATCCCCAACAGGTAAAGAATTATCGAATACGATTTCTTCGTTTGCCCAATCAACAGAATATGACCTTTGTTGGGCTATGTCGTAGTAACCGCCTGATACAATAGATGTAGGTGCAGCAAAGTTAGTTTCAGTTATTTTTCTATAGAGCGGTCCATACATTTCAGAAGATATAATAAAATAATCTCCTACGTGTGTTTGATTTACTGATATAAACTTAAATCTTTTAGTTAGTCCATCTGACTTATACTTGTTTACATTAAATTGAGGACTAAATCCTGAATTCTTATTAACAAAGTTAGTGCTTAAAGTATGAACCATGATATTCAATGTATCGTAGACTCTTCCAGGCACTGCTTCCTCAGGGGCATGACTTGAATACGTATCAACAAATGCCCCACCAAAAGTTACTAAATCTTCTGGTCTAGTGCCTAAACTTGTATCAAGGAAGTTGCTGTACAGTGTTTGATCAAGGACGCTTTCATCAAGAACAGTAACTCCTTCTGGTCCAAGAATATACTGATCTAATCCATCCATATCATAATTACCGACATCATATCCAGGCTCTGCTCTAAAGCTTGCACCACGAACTTTTACCCCTGGATATTCAATACCGTTAAACAGTTGTCCTAAATCTTTACCTGGCAATCCTTCTTTTGGTTGATAGTAAGTCCATGTTCTGTTTAAATGACTTTCAAACTCATTTGCAGTGTATTCTCTAAAATCTGTTAAATCAAAAGTGTCTCCAGTTGTAGTAGTGATTACTGAATCACGCAAAGTATATGCATGATTATTGTATACAATAATATCCCCTCGATCATAACGTGTATTAGCTAACCACTCCATAACTGTTGGTTGATATAAACTCATATTTCCGTCAACTACTACAGTAGTTTCTGAAATATCAAGTTCATCAACACCAACTTCGTATCCTAATGATTGAATATAAGTTTCTAGTAATTCAGCAGTCCACCCACCAGGTACTTTCTTGTACTGTATTTGAATACGTCCTGAATCATCAGGGAATATTCTATAGTTTACAGCATTTTCAACAGGCCAATTAATTAGACTTGTGCTTTCTTTAATCCAGTGTGTGTTACTATTAACATCCATTGTTAAAGCGTCAATTAACTCATCAACTACACCGTGGCTTCCAAACAAGCGAGACTTGCGTTGATTTCTAATATCGATTGGATCGCCATTACTATCTAAGAATTGTACTAAGAATCCACCGTTATTTGGTATACGATCAAACTTAATTACATCTTTAATGCTTCTTACTTTGCGATTGGCCATTATTGGAATTAATTTTGCATCGCTTCCGCTTGATGGTCCAATTTCAATAGTTGGAGTAGTTGTATATCCTGTTCCTGGATTAATTACAGATACATTTGTAATTTCTCCGTTAACAATTACCGGTTCTAGTTTAGTTCCGCTACCAGTAGTACCATTTATTGTTAATATTGGAGGATCGCTGTAACTGGATCCAGTATTATGAACAACTACTGATTCAACTTCTAAAGTATGATTATTCAACCAAGAATAGTATTCAGGACGATCAAAAATAATGTCATCAATTTCATCTAAACCAGTTGGACTACGATACTTGCCTGTTGTTTCGTTATAGTAAGCAGGAATATCAAAATCAGTTATGTCAGATCCGTAAGTATCAAATCCTTCGTGGCTTGTTACAAATTCACGAATCTTTGTATGGTATGGTTTAATTTCTTCAATATACTTGCGTAAGCTGTCCTGTCTGTCTTTCTGTAAACTTGGAATTTTACTAATTGCTTGTTGATTGCGATGCTCAACTTTAATAAAGCTTGTTTTGAAGATCCAATCAACATACTGTTGTTCAGCAAGTAGATGCTGCATCATTAATAAGAACCAACGATTCTTTTCAATTTGCTCGTCGCTAGTAAAGATATCATTATATACAGCGGATACAATGTTTTGTATTTCGTTTGTTGGCCAGTCATCATATATTTGGACATCAAATGTTTCTCTATCATATCCTTGAGCAAATGTTGATTCTTCCCATATTGCATCGATTATTTTATATGTTGCTGCTTCTTGTTTTATAATTTCATAATTATTATTTGTATACTGTAATATTGCATATCTACCATTACCAGAATCTTTAATTTTTACAGTATCTCCTAAAATTGGAACAATACTTGACAATTGATAGCTATAATCAATTGTATAATTGGTTACAACTGGATCTACAGCGCCAGGTTTGATCCAATCAATAGTAGTAATATAACGACGATTATCGAATGTTTGAACTCTGTTTAACAACCAAACGTTATTTCTTTTTTCATAAATTGTCCACTTATCGCTTACTTCATTGTCAGTTTTAACTAATATCTTATAGCCATCTGGTAACAAGTTAATGTTAAGATAGCTAAGTTCAATATTGTCATTGACAACATCGTCATACATGTTTGCATAAACATTTGGAATTTCTTCAAATGCTAGCAAGTTAGCAGTATTTTTATTTTCTCTTACAGGTAATTGAGATAGTACACGATTAATATAGCTTATTGCTGTTTTTAATGATTGCTTACGATCTCTGAACATTGTTTGGCGAGGACGATATTCTATACCATATCGTTCACCTGGTGTTAGTTTAATATCAGGAACAAGATTACCTAAAGGATCGGCACCAGCTAAACTATCTATAAGTTTTTGAACTATTTTGTCGTTAGGAACACTAGTTGGATCGTTTTCAGAAAGTAATTGGAATTCAGTATGAATTGAATTTTCATTATATTTTACATCGTAATCAATGTTTAATACAACATTCTTATCTTGCAACAATCTAGAACAATTGTATAGCGCAATTGAATTTGAAGAAATAAACGCTGCAAACGGAATACCTGTTGCCCTAGGATTTGCAATCAAGTTCTCTAAATCAACTGTACTGTATTTGCGATTTTTAATTTGAGGAATAGTTCTCTTACCAGCAACCCAATAATAATATTTGTTAGTAACAATTCCAGTATTTGGATCAATGTCTGACACTAAGTTAAAAGTATTTGATCTAGCAAATGCTGTTGTATCTTTTTCATCAATAAATTGTGATGGAGGCAAGTTACTTTCAACCCATTCGTAACAAATAATAGTAGAGCCTGGGAAAGCAGTATTCCAGTTAATGCCGCGATCACTTACATTAGATTGTTCGTAATCAATCCAACGTGTTTGACTGATGTCCCACCAAACTTGTCCAACATGATCTTTGCCCCACAGTCTTCCTGCAGAATTATTGGAATAAATTGCTGGATCAAATGAAGTTTGATATGTAATTTCTTGTGCAGCGAGGCCGCTAATTTTTCCTTTGACTGGGTCAATGTAATCTAAGTCTGTTACAATTTGATTAGTTTCTTTATTATATAAGAACACACGATTAATCAAATTAATATCAACTTTTGATTCTTCGCTTCTGACTGTACTCCAATTTTTAGTATTGTTATTGTTTTCAAAAGAGAATACTATGCCAGAATTATTTTTAATTGAATCATTTCCAGGTGCACCAACATAAATTGTTGATTGATTAATTGCAATGCTTGAACCGTATTCATCAAGATTACTAATTAAAGAATTAATTAAACGTTGTGCAGAAATAAATTGGCCAGGATTTTCGACACTTGAATTAGCTGTAGGTAAGAATTGATATAGCCAAACAGCACCGCTTTGCTTCTTAACATCATTAAATGATGTTGCTCTTGAATCAAAGTAAGTTGTTTTATTGTCAATTGTAATTTCAATTCTAGTGCTCGCTCGTGAACTACCTACTGCTAACAAATCAGCACTAGGACTAATTGCAAGAGTTTTTCCAAATTCAACATAATGATCGTCTTGTGGACTATCAAGTGTTTGCTGATATGGATATATTTCAATTCCAATATCTTCTAAAGCTTGACCAAGACCATTTGCTATTAATAATTTTTCGCCAGTAATTAAACTATTTGTTTCAATATACAAATAGCCATTATTGTTATAAGCAGTAACACCTGGTATTAGAGTTTCGTTAATTGCTTGTATAATATCATCTAAAGAACTACCTGATGCAAGTGATACTAAGAAATCATTTATGATTATTACGCTGTTTGTAGAAATAACTGGATTTTCAACTGTAGCATCAACATGGCCAAAGAAACGACCTTGATTGATAAAGCGATATACTTTTCCAGAATTAGTTTTATTGTTTGAGTCTCTAGTTGGAGAACCAATATACAATGAACAATTGTTTGGACAAATTACTATGCTTGCACCAAAGTTGGCACTTTCTTCAAGTTCATCACCTGCAGATTCTGGTGTTATTTCGCTAGTTAATAAGAAATTGTTAGTTTCAATTTTAACTAAGCTACCACTTGATGGAGTATTAGCTAAAGTAATTATATTTCCAAAACGTGTATAATCTTCGTCTTCGATTAATCTAATTCCATCAACATAAACGTATGGAGTTCCTTCAATTGTAGATACTGTTTCAAAAACAGAATCAAAACCGTCTGCGTAATATGTTTCTGCTGTACGTTCATATACGTATACTTTGCCTGCATTAATAACTGTGCTTCCGTCATCGGATAAGATTCCAGTATTTGGCGCACCAATTATAAGTTGACGACCATTTTCTGTAAATTCAAGTGTTTGTCCAAATCTATCACCTATGTTAGCATTGTCGCTTGTAAATGCAGTAACGTATTCGTAGTGAGTTCTTTGAGTTATATAAACTTCAAGATTGTTTATTGGTGTTTCAGTAAATTCAATAAAATACTGACTTCCGACTAGAGTTAAAGAATAATCTCTAAATGGTACTTGAATTACTCCGTCTGCTTCGACATAAAGTGCATATATGCTCGATGGAGAAGCGTTATCTCCTGATAAAGCAAATATGTTAGTTGATCCGTCTGAAATATATGTTTGCTCAGGAGCACCTCTGTTGACTGTTACTGATATACTGCTTCCGTATGCAGGTGCGGCGCTTAATACTAAATCACTTCCTGAGATACTATAATCAACTGTTGCAGTTAAAATAACACCATCTTGCACAACAATTAAACTATCAGTATCATTTGGATTAGCTGCACTTCCAGTTAAAGTAAAAGTAGTACTACTTCCATCGCCTATAAATGAAGCAGTTGCGGATGGTAAAATATCAACAAATCTTCTTTGATAGATATAAACATAACCTTCTTCTTGTCCTGGTTGACCAACTGCTAGCCAATTTCCATCGTTGCTTAGTTTTACGCTATATCCAAATTCTCCATCTACGTCTAGAGTATCAGATGTTAATACTTGTTGTGTTCTAAAATCACCTGTATTATTACTTGGAGCAAACGTTACAACAAATCCTAAATTGTCTGATGTTGGTGCGCCTGCTGCAAATGTTGCGTCGTTGCTAATAGTTACACTAAATCCAACGTCAGTTGCCCCGTCGCTATCAGTTGTTAAGTTCGCAATTTCTTCAAGTGTACCACTTGTAGTGATACTATAAATTACAACTCCGCCTCGATTGCTGTCATAACCAGGACGACCTGCAATCATATAATTGTTTTCTAAATCAGTTGCAATACTGTATCCTAGACGATCATTTTCATTACTAAAGTTTGATTTAAATGTTGGACCAACTTGATATGCTTCTTGATTTTCATAAATTCTCCAACCCAAATTAGTTGCTTTATCTATGAATAATGTATCACCTGTTTTCCAACCTTTGAGCGGTTCGTTAGCTGCCACTTCTCTAGCTGATTCAAAACGCATATTTTTAAGTTTATAAACAAAACCACTAAATGGTTTAATTTGTACTGTGCCGTATCCAGTTGAAACTACAAATGTTCTTGCATCTATAATAGTTGTTACGGTGTAGAACCCAAACATACTAGGAACAGTATTATCAGATTTAATATAAATTAGATCGTTTTTTTCTAAACCGTGATTGTTAACACAACGAATTGTTGCGTTACCGTTTGAAATAATATTAGCTGATTCTAATCGAATGTCAGTTTCATCTATACGATAGACATTCCATTGATTATTTCTATCAGCAGCAATCCATATTAGATCGCCTGCTCCCGCATTTGCATCTTGTACATAACTGTTTAATGCAGAACGAGTTGGTGATGTGTAATCGACATCGTCTAACTGAACATATCCTGCAGTATATAAATCATTTGGATTAGAATTGCTAGTACGAGGATTTAAGAAATTCTTATCAAATGGAATATGTTTAATATAGATGTCTTTACTCTTTAAACCTTTGTGACCAGTTGGCATCACATCGTTATCGTCTAATAGTTCGATTACTAAAGGATCTTTAACCGCCCAAGTCTCGTCAAGTTCAATCTGTAAATTACGTGTGCTATCATTTGCACCATAAGCACCTAATCGTATTGCCCATTCTTCGTAAACATTGGCGTAACCACCAAAGTTATCGACTTTAGCTTTTAACAACTTATCGAGACTTGAGTTAGTACCTTTTTGACTTAACATGCCTTGATAGAATTTAAATTGACTAGTATCACTAATGCCTAGATCTTCCATATAGCTTCTAGATTCAAAACCAATTAAATTCTTACCAAGCTTTTGTGCGTCTTGTTCAAGATTAACTTCATTGCTATCGTAGAAGTTTTTAGATAAGCCTGCACGATTTGCTAAGTTAGGCAACAGTCCTTTCTTGATAGAATCATATTCTGTTTTGATCCAATAATCTAATTCAAAATCAGAACTTGCTGCAATTTTTTCTCCGGCAGTAAAATACTCGCCTTTAAATATTACTATATCGCCTTTACTATAATTTACACCTGGACGCCATTCTTCAACGTTATCTTCATTAATAATAAATCCAGCAGCACTGTATGTACCGTCCCATGATCCGGTTTTAAAACCTTGTAATCGTAGACGATGTTGTCTATCACCTATTACTGGATCATAGATAATATCATTAAATCTAGTTTTGTTGTTAAAGATTATAACATGTTCATATTCAACTACATCTAAATCAATTAAGTAGATGCCGCGATCACTATCTACGTTAGCATTAAAATCTCTTCCATTTCTATAAACAGTATATTCACTTGCACGTACAATCTTAAAATCTTCATCTAAAATTCTTGTGTTTAATGGGCGATTACTTAATCCGTCAACTGTACCAAAATTACTACGGTAATTAATTTTATTACCGACTGGGCTTAGACTGATAGCAACATCAACGTCCCATCCTTGCTGCACATAAAATAGAAATTCTCGAACAGCAAGATCCCAGTCTTGATACCAACTTGCATCAGAATCAAGTTTATCTATGAATTGAAAACCTTGTCGTGTTAGATATCGACCATAGCTAATAAAGAAATCAGCAACTTGATCAATACTAAAGAATTCAGTTCCATAAGGTACACGATAAAAATCTCCTGTGCCATCGTGGAATTTTGTTACAGCAAGTTTACCTACTTTAATGTAACTCTTATTATTATTTTGTGAGCTTGATTCAATTGTAAAGTATGGTTTGTTATCATCATATCCAGTGACACTATAACCATCCACTGTCTTTGTTACAATCACTCCGCTATATGTTAAATTATAGATTGGTGCACTTTTGTTTAGAACAATATCAAAGTCATCATCTGGTATAATTACACCTGGGTTATTACTTGCTGGTGTATATTGCTCAGTAATAATTCTCAAATATTTCTTATCTGTGTAGCCACCAACTTTATAACCAAGCCTAGATTCTAAGTTACGTAATTTGTTACCTAGTGCAGCAGTTACATCGAATCCTCGACTCTTACAATACTCGCTTATCCAAGTTAGATAACTATTGGCTCTGTATACATTACCGTTTTTATCAATTTCATTTTGTACTAGTTGATTTGATATTTCTCTAGTACCTGTATCAGAAAATATTTCTTGTTGATCAAGTAAATCTAATACTTGTCTATTTGCGTCGATATTAACACCAAAGTATTCAGCAGGTTTCATTATTGCTATTGCAATTTGCAACACAAAAGGATATTCACTGCTTTGTCTCCACGCTGCTTCAACTGGTCCAATGTCTCCAAATTTGAAAAATCCGCTAACATCAAGTTCGTTAATATTTTTAGCAATACAGTCAAATGGACTTAACAATTCTCCGTTTTCACTAACTGGGATAATCTTGTTTAAACCTGGTCTTGCAAATCTATCGTCAATTCCAGCTCTATCGCCGTATAAGATACGACCAGCTTCAATATCTCCCCAGAGCACAGTGTTACCACTTGTGTAAGGTGCAGGGCCATAAGATAGTTCCCACCAAATTGGTTTTTCAACAAACCCAAGCATTTCCCATGGACGCAAATGTGGGGCATCAGTATCAAAATAATACTTGTATATTCCACGCCAGCTTGAAGCCGGCATTAAGTTTCCATCTATACGATTTGTAAATCTACCGTAGTTGTAAGTAAATGCATCGCCTGAAACAAATTGTCTGTAATCGCTTACAGAGATTGCATTAGAACCAGACCAAGCAGAGAAGTGACTGCTTAGTATAGAATTAAATTCAGTTAAATTATAATCTGTTGTTCTAAAAGCACCAGGTATGTAGTCCCAAATATCAAAACGATAGTCATTGTAGGTTGCTTTTATATTATTATAAATTCTAGTTTCAAATTCTAATAATGTATCATCACGACTATCGTTAAACATTGCAGTTAAGCTACCGTCATGGCCTCTTATCATTGAACGAGAATTATCACCGTACCCATCTTGAATAATTGCTGGAACAAATAAAGGATATAATCCTAACTTAGTTGGAGTTGGAGGTATGTAGCTGCCGTCAGTTGAAACGTATTCTCTAATTTCAATTATATCATTTTCGTTTAGCGTTACTTGTGTTAAATCAAGTTCTACGATCGGTCTTTCAATTGAAAATGTATAATCTCTATTAACTAATAATTGTCTATTATTAAGATAAACTAAAACTGCTTTTTCACTTGGCATTGATAGATTAAACATGTCGCTAAGATCGTATGTGTCTAATCTTGTATCAAATACTTTATAAATTCTTTTGTTATAATCGTTACCAAATGGCAGCATATCACTAGTAAAGTAAGCAAAATTTTTATTTTTATTTGCAACTATTTCGCTCATTACTCGTTCTAATGTTGCAGTTGCAGATTCATTAACAACTGCAACTTCACCTACAAGTTGTAAGAATCTATTTTTAAATCTTACATATTCTCTTTGGGCATTAATTACAGAATTAATAAAGTTTGCTTGTGAGTCGTTTAAAAAGAAGTTTGCGAGATGTGTGGCACCGTTATGTTGTAAAATACTTCCTCGAAAAGTTTTAATATCAAATGTATCACGAACATTATATATAGATAAAGGCTCGTCACTTAAGTTAGGTGCATCTTCAACGCATCTAATAATATGATTACGCATTTGACCAAGAGTAACATCTGTAATTTCTTTGTTAAAAGGATTGTTTGTAAAATTATAAGGAACTTCAAATATACTAGCATCGTTAATAACAGATGAATACACTTTAATGTCTAATTTATCACCTACGTTTAAATCATTGTCTATTAACAAATAAGCAATGTCATCTTCGATTTGAAGATCATAATGATTGTTATATAAAAGGTTATTGTTTACATAAACAATTATATTTGTAAACTTATTTTCTTTAATACCGTCAGGTAATGCATTTAATTTAAATAAATTCTTTTGGTAATCTGTTGCATAGTAAGTTTGTAATTGTGCTTGTCTAGACTTTTGTCTAATCTTTCTCCATTGATTTCTAAAATAAAAATTGCCGTATTCGTCATTTACACGAACTTTTGCACCAATTGTTGATTCATTGATACTTTGCTGACCTTGTCTGTAAGTAAAATTTCCTTTTGTAATAAAATCAGAAAATACAATATCACCAATATTATTAATATTACGATATTTTAGTTTCATTCCTAATATTGGATCAGTGTTACTTGACCCAATTTCATAACCAAACAACTTATTACCAATAAAACTAGTACTGTTATATGTTGAACTATCGCTATAACTTATTTTAGATTGATTATAAAGTTCAAATAAAGGTGGTTGATTAACTTTAGTTTTTTGTTGAGATTCTGTCCAATCGCCGTTAATAAGATGGAACATTTTTCCTTGATTCGTTAATCCTTGCTTTACGTAAACACATTCGCCTTCAATAACGTTGCCGTCTTCTGCTAACACAAGATGAATTTGTTCATCAAATTCTAAACTTATTGTTAAGTTAGAATCTTCAGGTGGTATAGTTGATGAAAAAACTAAACTTTGTGTTTCAGCAAGATATGACCAATAATAACCTTGTGAACTTGCATTAATTCCGTTCACAAATACTTGCAACCTAGACGGTTCAGTTACGTTATAATTTAAATCATAACTTGTAGTACTGCCATCTAAAGTAAAACTCCAAACACGGTCGTCAGTTTCGCTTTGTGGATTTATCCACTGAACTTCATAAATTTTGTTTCTTACATCTGCATCATTATCGGCAGTAAAAATAACTCTCATGCCTGGAAAAAGAGGAATGTCATCTACATAAAATCCGCCAAGGCCAAATAATTTCATTTGAATTGTAACAACACCGTCATCACTGGTAGTTTCGCTTACTAGTGTATAACCTTCTTTAGTTTTTTCATCTTTAAAATTATTAACTGCACTTAGCGAACCAGTAAAGTATACCACATTTGATTCATTAATAGTAACCGGTTGTCCTTCTACTGTACTCAAAGCATCAATTGTAACTCTATCGATAGCGTCAATAGCTTTTTTAGATTTTTGACCAAAATTGTACAATTGCAGATTTGGGTCAAACTCTAAAATTGGTCGTTTTGCTCTGTTAGTTGACTCGATAACGGTTGTAAAATTATTGTATTTAGAAGTTAATTCGATAACATCACTATGGAACCAACGATTGTGTCTTGTCCAAGCACTTTTTTCAATACTGCTTCTGTTAATAACAAAATAGTTTGGATTCAATGGACTGTTTGATGAAGCAGAAAATGAGTCAGTATCAAATGAGGTAATATCAAACGGTTTTTCAATTGTATCTAGCCATGGTTCATTTGCTATTAAACTATCAACATCAACTAGTTTAATACTTTCGCCCACACCTTCAACGTAATAAGATTTATTTGCATATTCCTGCTGAACAACATCTTGTAAAAATTTAATCTTAAGCCCGTTAGTAAAAATTACATCATTTGGACTTTCGTAAGATTTTTGATTTAAAATACTACCAACAACATCAATTTTTAAATTATTATCTTGTTCAATAAGTTCAATAGTTCCGCCAATGTTTGGGTCTAAAGAATCTGCATAATAAAGTCGAGTTAAATCAGCAGTAGTTGGTTTAACCAATAGAATGTCATCATTGCTATCGCGATATAATGCTTTGTTACCGTAAGAAATTCCTTCTAAAATTTTAACTTTATTATTTCGTGGAACAACAACACCTGGTATCAATACCACATATCCATCAGCATTAACAGTAATGTCAAACAATCCTCGACGTTGTTCGAACTCAACAGATTGACCAATATCAAATCCTACAGAGTCAAACGGACGTTCAACAGAATCAAAAGGATCAGGATTATACCAAGTTTGTTGTAAATCATAAAGTTCTAACTTCGAGTCATTAAAAACTTGTCCTGATTTGAAACTTTCAAGAACTCTATAAACAGTATTACCGTATTGAATTAAATCACCTTCATTATATTCTGTAGATTCATTCCAAGGTTGGGGATTTTTTCCGCTTGCAGGATCTCTAGGAAATACAACTGTTTTTCCTTCCAACATAATTTGGCCGTCGATGCCGCCAAACTTTTCTAGAATGTCACTATACTTTTGATAATGAATTTCGTTGTATCTTAAATCTCTTCCTCTGCGACTACTGTGTGCTGTTAAATTTGCAGAAGTAAAAACTGGCATACGACTAAAGAAATCCTGTGCGTTAGTTTCAGGAACTTTAAAAGTTATTACACCTACATCTTCGCCATTGTTTTCAACGCCATAAACATCTCGACTGCTTAAGTTATTTTGCCAAGCTAATTCATCAGTAGTACCAGGCTGAGTTTGGATAAAAAATCCGTGTCCAATTTGTTCAACTATAAATTTATAAACGCCGCCGCGAGCTAAACGTATTGTTGGATTAATTTTATTACCAGTTACATTAAATCGAATACCGTCTTGTCTTACTCTAGTTACAACATTTTCACTTACATCAAATGCTAATGTATCAAAGTTTTCTTTTTCATATTCGCCATTTACAATTTGATATAGTTTTGGAGGAGTAACAACATAGTCCTGTTGTAGAGGAACCGCAGTTGCAAAAATTGTAACTGCATCAGGTCCGTTTGGTAACCAATAATAAGAACTATAATTTAAGAACTTATCAAAATCAATAAACCCGTCGTAGTTGTAAGTATCATCAGTAAACAATCTAGAATGATCGTTAGTAAATCCACCCAACGCATCTATTCTTCTTAAAAGATCAACGTACCCAGATGAAAACTTAACTTTATTAGTTGAATCAATAAAATTAGTATGTGGCTCAAGCTGGTAATCTTGTCTAAGTTCAGTTAGTTCGTTGATAAATGAATCAGTTGATCCAGCCACCGGACTAAATTTGCGACCAACATAACCATCAACACGTTTTAATTCTGGTTCACTAATTAACTGGTCAATAGTGGCATGCAAAAATTTATCGTTTACTTCAGTTCTAAAAACGCTTGGTAGAAAATCCAAGGATCTGCGATATGCCATCTATTAATAACCTCCAATAACAGTTCTATTCTGTAGTGCAATCCCAGATGAGACACTTGAGCTCGGTGTTGCTTTTAGTCTCGATGCTGTAATTGCATCAATTAATTCTATATCGTCTACGGTCGCTGCTGAAATTAACAATTCATCGGCTCTCGCTCTTATTTGCATAAAGTCACCAAACTGTATTGTGTCTAATTTAGGCACAATTACAATTGCTGCTACATCTGTACTAAGTTCCTTATGCAAGTATCCTGCCAATTCTGAGAAGTAAAAAGTGTCTCCAAAATCCCAATTTTCAATAGCAAAATACTTATCAATTGCATTAATTACATTATTTCGAATTTGCGTGTTTGTTAAACGAGTACTGTCGCTTCTTACAACTTTAAAGGTTGCTTGCAGTGCTGCTTCAGCTTTTGATCCAAACAATGATTTGTATTTTACAGGGTTATAGATAATAGCATCGCTAGTTGCTTTAAAATTATTTAAATCTTGAAAAAGCAATGCCATATCCAATGTTGTCATTGACTGCGGTTCTATAATACTCCCTGTTAAATCTTTTAAGTAACGTCTATACTCAGTATCATACGAACTTGTTAATATGTACATGTCAATAATGTTAGTTGGACTTGGATCAATACGACGATCATTAGGACTATTGTGTTTATACTGAAATCTTAAACTACTGCGTCCAACTCTAACAACATAGTTAGTAGTTGACACTATTGTTCTAACATCTTCTTCTAAAACTAAAAGATAAAATTGTTGATCTGTATAAGCATAAAACACTGTTCCAATTGGATTGCTATATTTTCCTTCAAGTTCAATGTCATTTAAACTTGCATATGCAACAGACACTGTGTTTGGATCTCTCCATCGTAATCTTTCAATATTATCAAAATCTAAATATTTTTCTAGAAATACAAGTTTATCTAAATCAAAGATAGTAACATCGTCCCCAACTACTTGATCAAAAATACTTGGGTCATCAGGAATACCATCATTGTCACTATCTGCAAAAGTTAATTTTACAATAGTGTCATCTTTAAATCCATCTGGATATAAAACTGAATCAGTTACTTCCATTGCTAGGTCAATACCTAAAGTTCCGCTTCCGTTAGGACCGTCATTAAACTTTAAAAACTTAACAGTGTCTTTGATTACAGTTCCAGTTCGTGGATCATAAATTCTTGCTGAACTATCAAAATAAAATCTTGTATCTAACACGCTACCAAAAATATAATCGATTCCCCTTGAAAAAACACTGTATGTGTTTCCATTGTTAATCATAGCAATGATCCAATTAGTTCCTTCAATTCCAAAATCAAAATCAGCATCTACGTCTAATAATGCTGGAGAAATTGTTGCCCATTCCTGTGTTAGAGTATTATACTGTATTCCAAAATCTTGATTATTAGTAATATAACTAACAATTTCTTGTTCAAAAGATGTTGTTAATTCAGTACTATAACTTGCATATACTGCTTGAGCAATTGCGCCTGTTGGTATGTTTTCACTGATAATAACTGGTCCTATCCCTGCATCATTAAAACCAACACCGCTATTAGTTCCATCTTCACTAACAGAAACAACACTTGCCCAAACAGAAGTAGTTTCTCCTTGCAAAGTTGGATTTCCAGCACTTAGTTGACCTTCTAAATTAAAGAAGTACCCAGAAGGTGCAACAAATTTAATCAAGCACCCAGGTTTAATAAATTTTCTATTACTGCTAACTGTAGCGCCAATTTGCCATGGAATGTAATCTATGTTTCCAAAGTATCCAGTGCTTACACCGCTTTCGGCAGTTCCTCTTATCCAAAAAGTTTCAGTTAACGAATATTGAGGGAAATTATTATAATAAAGATGTAAACTTGATTTTTGATTAATTACTTTTCTAATATAATTTCTAATAAATTTTCTAATATCATTTAAGTTAGTCCAACTAAACTGTGTGCCTTCTGTTATTGAAGTGCGATACACGTATCCATCTTCACAAAAAATATTTGTGCTAGAATATTTGCCGGTAGCATCTTTTACATCCAAAAAGCGACTAATGCCACTTGCTGTTCTATTGACAGATTTAACTTTTGATATCTCATTATATTTTGTATATGGAAAAACATTGTAATCCTGCCCATTAATCATACGATTTTGTGTATAATAGTATTGTGGAGCATTTGCTTTAATATCAGCAATATCTTCTTTTACTTCAGCATTGTTAATAGTATATTGTAGTGCTGCTTTAATAGTAATTGCTTCTACTCTATTTTGCTTGCTTACATAAGCTATAGATAAATTAACGCTTTGCATAGCAACAGGGGGAATGTTATAATTTAATCCGTTACTTACACGAACAGTTGCTCTAAATCTTCCTGTAGGGATATCAGCAAAAATACCGTCACCAAAAATTAAATCAACTTGATCATTAATTCTTGAAGACACAGAATATAAATTTCGATTTTCATCTGATACTGAATTATAAATGATATTACTGTCTCTAAGATTGTCAACTTTATACCATTCTCTTAATACACCGCCAGCATCACTTAATTCATATAACCATATATCTTTATTGTTAATATTTTCTAAATTAAGACCAATTAATCTATTTGGTAAAGATTCAGCCAATGTAAAATCTAAATTATTAAGCTGCCCTTGTTTAAATCCTATAAAGAATCCAGTGTTGCCGCTGCTGTTACCTCGACCGTCGCTTCGATATAAAAAGCCAAAACTATCATTTGATTGAGGTGGAACTTCGTACATTCCTTTAGTATTATCTAGACCTATGTTATATGCTTCAAATGGATATGAAGTACCATTTACAGTTGCATTAAACGGAAATACAGGAACTAAATTTGGTCGTAATCTAAGCTGATAAAGTTCATTTAAAACATCGCCTACAATTAAACTGCCGCTTGAACGACCAATACGTTGTCCCGGCTGTAGAGCTGCATTCATAACTGTAGTAAATTGTTCTTGCCAATCTAAGTTAGTTGGGTCATCCCAAAAAATTGTTTGATTTGCTAGATTGCGACCTGAGCTATCTCTTAATAATTCTGTAGTATTGACACTGATAATTTTTAGTAACCCACTGGCATTTATATGCCTTTTTGGGCTGTAACCAAGCATATTTGCTAATCTATAAACACTGTCTCTGCGTTCAGCAGTAGCTAAGAAGTTTTCTCTAGCATTTAAATCGCCTCTAAATGCTAGACTTTGTCCCATAAATGCAATGAGATCAAGCATAGCAACGAATTCTGATGATTCAATATAATCATTAAAGTCCTCAGGATAATACATTCTGAGGTAATCAACCATGCTCTTTCTTAGTGTTTCATAATCGTAGCTTTGAAAGTCAGCAGTACGAAATGTTGTGTAAAGTCTTTTCCAGTCTTCCGCAGCAAATAAGTTTGATTGACGAGTGGTTACAGCCATCTTTGATGTCTTTCTAATGTATAATGTTATTTATTTTGGTAATAAAATGGTATTTTAATAACGTTCAACTACACGACGATCAAAGATTAATTTTAATGTTTCGAGTTCGTTTGAGTCAACATACTCTAATCTTAGCTCAATTAAGATACCATGCTCAAATTGATCTACTAAAATTTGATCTACTCGCAAACGCGGATCGTATCTTGCGATCTTAGTTACATCATCAACAATGGCAGTTTTTAACTGTTCAGTAAAGGGCTCAAAAATACTATCCCAAATAATAGTTCCAAAATTTGGATTCATTAGTTTCTCGCCGCGTCTTATATGAAAATGATTGATTAAGTCACGCTTAATTAAATCAGCATCAGTTAAGCTAACGCTTTTAATTTGATCAATTGTAGAATACCCAACATATAGTGCCATGTATCTATTTATTAGTTGACACTAGCACAGTTTGTACTAAAATTTTACTATGCACACAGATAAGATTTATTCAATTACTTTTAATTTAATAAAAAACAGCCATAATCAGCCAATTGAAATGACGTTAGCTGATTTAGTTGATGAGTTTGAAAAGCTAAACGCAATGCCTAAAGAAACTATTTGGCAAATGCGTTTAGCACTATTACATCGAGATCAAGAAACTATTATGGCCAATTAGCGCCTGGATAGAATCTACTTGCACCAATTTGACTTGGAGAAACGCCTCCTCTGTTAGTTGGCATTGATCCATATTTGTATGCGGCAGGATTAGCAGCATCAAAGTAATAGTTATTCTTTGGTACACCAGACAATATATTAGTCATGCTACCGTTAATACTACTTGCGCGACTTGCATTTGGACCGTTTAAGAAGTTAGAATTACCGCCTGGGCCTGTAACAGCTTCAAATTGTCCCGGTTGTGAAAGCACTTGATTTACTGACAATCCACTTGCTCGAGCTCTGTTTAATATAGTCCCTGATACCCACGCTTGTTCTGTTTGGTTAGTACCAGCTTCAGCATGTGTAGCAGCTACAAGCGCATTGTATTCGCTGTCAGACATTGGTCTTCCTAAATATTCTTCCGCTGCTGCTTTACCTTCAGGATTATTTGCAGCGTAATTTGTTTGTTCAGCATTTGCATTTGGATCTGCGTTGCCCGGTGTTCCGCCTGTTTCGTCAATAGGTCTATCACAATTATCTCCTGTAGCAAAGCATCCTGTACCGCCGCCGCCTGGTGCTGCTGGAAGATCAGAACTTGGTGTCATTCCTCCCATTTGCCCCAATGCATTGCTTGCTTCTTGTGCAGGTGTTCTTCCTGTTAATGCTTGATCTGCTGGATTTTGTGATGTAAATGCATTTGGATTTTGAACTGCATTTTCTTGTGTTAGTGTTTGCGTTGTATCAGATGCAGCTAAACCTCTGTTAGGGCCAGTAGCAGCAGAAGTTGTAGCTGTTAACGATGCTGGCAATACTTCTGTTGATACAGGACCTGCTTGGGTTGCTGGAGTATAAGCAGTAGTTGTTATGGTATTTGGAGTTGTTGAACCGCTTACACTTGTACCTAAAGAATTTGCACTTGTGCCAGTTGATATATTAGCTAAGTTAGATGTTCTAGTTGCTTGTGTTCTTGTTGCATTACTAAGTGCAGTTGAATCAACTACAGTTGGTTTTATTCCTCCGCCTGGATTTGAAATCGTTGGAGATTGTGTAAAACTCATACCCGCTGACGAAGCAGAATTAGTTGGTACTGGATTAGTTTTGCTGGTTGGTAAAGGTGTGTTACTTGGTCTAACGCTAGTTGTTAGTTGAAAATTATTACCTAAAGATGTTGCTGGTGTATCTACTTTACCAACATTATTAAATGGAGTTGAAAAACCTAAATTAAAGTTTCCGCCAAGCGATGTTGCAGCAGTATCCATAGCACCAGCATTTGGTAGTCCGCCAAACATACCTCCTGCATCTGTTGCGCTTCCACCTGTGCTACTGCTTCCAGTACCGCCTGCACCAGCGGTTCCGCCGCCTGCTGCACCTTGTCCACCATCGTGCTCTTTATAAGGTTCTTTGCTTGGTGCTCTAGCTACTGTAGTTTTGTATCCACTTACATCAGCTGGTTGTTCTGGCGGAACTTGTTCTGATTCTTTAGCTGTACAGCTATTCCAATAAAAACACTTGCCTTTTAAACAGAAATAGTTAAATGCTTTCATGTGTATGTCACCAAATGATGTAAACATCATTTCTTTACAACTATGAACGTGCAAACTATCAACACCTTCAATCATTGTTTTGGCACCATGTAATTGCAGTTCTTCACCGCCCATTACTTTGGTACCTTTCATACCAACTATCTTAACGCATTCACCTGCGTGTATGTTAACATTCTTATCAGCATGTAAGTTAACATCACCATTAGTGGCTAAGTTAATACCAGCAGCACCAAACACATCAATTTGACCGCTTGGGCTTATTTCAATCCAGCCTGTTCCTTGAGCGTTAATCAAATAAATCATGCCAGTATCATCATGCATGGTAATTTGATTGCCACCGGCCGAACGAATACGAATTAATTTATTTTTTCCTTCTGCATCTCCATCATCCATAACAAATGTATGGCCGGGGGCGTCAGGTGTTACTTGACTGCTTATACCAAAAACACGACTTGGGCTTTCTCTAAAGCTGCTAGAAGTTATTGGTCCTCGCATTGGATCTTCTTGAATACCTTGTGTGCTAAACTGTGTTGTCAAAGGTTCATAAGGTTGTCGTTCTAATGAGTCTAAATCTTCAGTAACTGAAATTTGCGGAGACAAAGGATTGATGTCCATAACTGGACTCTTCCCGTCAGGTGCGCCCATTGCAGGTATCATACTATGACTAATAGTCGGAACAACTGCATACCAGTATCCGTAAGTTAAATTACCTTCAACAAAGGTACATAAAACTTTTACACCCACATCTGGAGGTATAGCCCAAAATCCGTAAGTGGTTACTGGTTGCTCTTGTTGTTGTCCTCCTGAAGAACTTGCATTAGGGTCCGGAGCAGCATGTGGACTGATACCGTAAAAAGGACTTGCATAAGAAACTGGTATCCAAGATGCAGGATCATCTTTTTTATAACCAAATTCTGAAATGAAAACCCACAATCTTCCTGCTTTCTGTGGATCTTGATTATGCATTACTTCAGCTAAGAATGTACCTGGATAGATATGAGAACCGGTTCTCTTATCGTTATTCGTTGTTTGTGCTTTGTTTATTGAATATGCCATTTTTATCTACTATCTCGCATTTGGTGTTGTTGGATTATTACTTGTATTAACTGATGCATTAATATTAGAAACATTTGCTAATGCAGGATCAGTTCCATTTGGAATCGCTCCTCCCCTGCCTTGTATGTTATTTTGTGTTTGTCTGCGCGATCCTGCAGATTCTTCTTCTTGATTTGGAACTTTAACCATGTTTAGTGTTTGTGTGAATCTGCCGTCTTCAAAAAGACTTTCGGCAGTAATAACTTGGTAAACACCTTGGATAGTAAGTTGATCTGCTTTTAATTCCATTAATCCTGTTTTAGGATCATAATCTCTAGGTGTTCTTAAATTAAGTTTTACATAGACCCCTGCAACATCAACTGCGATACTTCCGTGTCGATCAACTAAGTCTGTGCCAACTTCAATGGCACCGCCTCTAATGCTACCGTCTTGTGGTATCCAATCTGGATCACCAATTATTCTTAAATCTAAAATAACATTGTCTGCATTACTACTGTTAAGTTTTGAATCAAACCATTCAGCAGCTACAGTTGCATTGATATATCTTTCCGGAACATTTGAACCTGAGCTACTTACTCCGCCGCCTTTTGTTGCAATACCCTTTTTAGAATAGCTTTGATCAGCCCATTCACGTAAACCATCAGCAGTTTGTCCTAGCTTAATCGTATTTTGTTCTGTAACATTCGTTTGCATCTTAGCAAAATAAACCATATTGAATACTAAATTAGCATCAAGAATGTCGGCATTTTTTCCTGTAAACAACCAATTATATATTTTACTATATCCCCAATCACTTACAGGAGCATTTCCAACACCTGCCATAACTTCACCAAAATTTAGTGTATTAAAAACTTTGTAAGTTATTTTTTTAGCAAATTCATTTCTTGCAGTATCGTAATCTGAAAGTAGTTCTATAACAGGTATAATTTTAATTAACTCTGCTGCTTTTGTTTCATCATAAGGTTTTTTTGGATCTACACGTTCGTTAAAATATTGCGAATGTAGTATAATATTTTTAATTACATCTTTAATAATACTACCTCTTGGTATAGTATAAGTTGTTTCACCTACTGCATTAGTTTCAAAGTCGCGAGTCTTTGCTATTGTTCCGTCACCGCCTACTTGAGGGTAAGCAAAAGGACTATTAGCCATTGATTGATCTCTGCTGCCTTTTGTATTAAAACTGTAAATTTCAATTGCATATTGATCTGGTACAGATGCAACTTTACTTTCCCCTGCTTTTAATTTTTCCCAAAGATTTAGCTGCGACATTAAACCACCAGGCCCGTCTCCTAGCATGTCTGATACTACTTTGCCTTTTAATTTTATACCAAATTCCATGTCTGCATATCTTGATGTCATAGCAAAAAATGAATACGGTGCCATAGAAATAGTATAGACTGTGCCTGCTGCTTGTAATGCCATCTCAATAGAAAGTATTTTTACTGGTATATATTTTTTACCATTTTTTAAAATACTTGGAATCATTGATCCATCGTCTTTGTATCCTGCGAAATCTATTTCTATCAAGTATGCTACTTCAGCAGGACTTATGCTATTTTCTCCTGTCATGTTTAACGCCATTGCTGCAAGTTCACCTATTAAACTTGCACCATATGGTTCAACTACAGTCATTTCTAATTCAACGTTATTTGTTGCAGCGGCTGCTTGACGATTACCAATTACGCTTGTTATTCTTAAGTTTCTAAAATAAACATCGCCTGCCATTTCTTGCGATTGCTGGGCACCAACACCTCCACTTTTTGCAATTAATCTACCAACGTTTCCAGGCACTGCGCCTGTTTTAGCAATGCTATTATAGGAATTATTATCAAGCATGTACCAAGCAAGTTTGTATGTCCAATTAGCGTATTCATGTAATATATTAGGACGTTCTGTAACACCAGGTTTATTATTTGTTCCGGGTGCAGATTGCGGCACATTTACCGAGTCTGTTGTATCAATTGATACAGTGCCTGAAGGTTTTGAAATTCCTGGATCAGGCGAAATGTTTATTGAATTTTGGTTTCCAAATCCCGTTATTGCAGTGCCCATTGGATTTGTATTTTTTGCTGCGTCGTCTATGTTACCTTTTTTACGACTATCAGATATTGCGGGTTCTCTTAAAAACTCATCTGATAATCTTCCTGGTAAATTATTTGTAGTTGGTAGTTCGTTTGGGTTTTGACTAACAATACCATTTTGACTTTGAGTATTTTGTAACTTACTATTGCTTTCTAATGCAGCGCCAGCTTGAGCTGAATCTTTAGCACTAGTTGTGTTTGTAGAAGTGTCAGGCTGTACTTGAGATGATTGCGTAGCAGGAGAAGGTGCAGCTTCATTAACTATACTTTGATCAAGTTTTGCTTGACTAGGATTATTTGTTTTTGGATTTGTGTTTATTTTTGGAACAACAGTATTTGTGTTTGATGTAGGAAATGCATCATCTTGATTGATTGTTGTTTTAGATTCAGGAGGTAAAGTTGTTTTAGTTTGATTATCTAATCCTTGAACATAAAATGTATCACCGCCTACATTATATCCAAATTCTTTTGATCCTAAATTTCCACCTACGTCAACGTAATCATATTTTGACGCAATTCCTGATGCTAAATTTAATTCTTGTTGTGCAGTAAGAGGTTGACCTGTACTTGGTACTACAGGTATACCTTGCTCATTTTTTAAAGCATCTAATGCTTCTCTGTACTCTTGTTGTGCTTTAGCAATTTGCTCATACGCTGTTCTAACTTCTGTTGAAGAGCTTGCAGCAGTAATTTGTTTTTTTGCCATATTATAAACCTAGTACCCTTTTTAATGTTGTTGATTTTGGCAAGAATATTGTTAAACCTGGTTGGAAATCAAATATTGGATCTTCAATTGTGTTTGGATTTCTAACAGCAAACACCCACCATAAATTTGCATCACCGTACAAATCATATGCTAACAAATCTGGTCTTAATCCATGTTGTGGTTTAATAGTATAAACAATGTCGTCTGCTTCTTTTGGAATCGCTCTATAACTTAATGTATCTAAAAATTCACCATAAACATCTGTATTAAAGTAAGGACTACTAGTCAAATATTGTGCCATTAGATAAATCCTCCTCTTGAACCTGTTGAAAGCAATTGACCAGCTGCAAACTTTCTAAAGCCAAAATCACCTGTAATACTTTTACGACTATAGAGAGGCTTGCAAGTTAGACTAAATTGTTGGACAATTGGGACTCTAGTTTGCCCATTAGAACTTCCAGTATTAGGTGCAGCAGTTGGATTACTACCTGGTCCGCTGTTTGCAGGATTGTTGCCAGCAGTTGCACCATTAGTTATTGCTGTGATGTAATCAACATCTTCTGGCAAGCTAATACCAAAAGATTCAATTATAATAGGAACGCCACCAACAGATTCTTTATGGGCACCAAATTGATAGTCACCGTGTCCTTCTAATCTTAAAACAGGAGGAGGTAAACCAGCTTCTGGATCTTGTCCATAAAACATTTTAGTTACTGTTCTAAAAAAATGTTGTGCTGCTATTACATAAGCTGCATCAGTAGAATTTTTACATGCAAATGTTGCAGTTATGCTTATTGATTCAGTATCACTTGATTGATAAAAATGATAAGCATAGTTGCTATGAGTTAAGTTTTCTGAGTTATACCTAGCACCGTGATTAACAGATATAGTTGGAGTATAAGGAAAGAGTACTCCGTTAGTTGATGCTAAGGGATATAACACAGGACCGTTTAGTAATATACCTTGTAACGGACCCGATGGCACTACTATTCGAACCCTTGTGTCATCTCCGTTTGGCGCAGTAAATTTAACAATTGGCTGTGCATCTGATCCTGTGGTATTTTGAGCCCCGGGAGGTAATCCTGCATTTGATCTTCTAGCAGTGCTAGGATCAAAAGTTGGATTTGCTAAAGTTTCTGCTCTTACTCTATCTGTGCCAGCTGAACTAACTACCGGCTGCTTATTTTTACCTAGTAAATTAGCAACCCCATTTAAGCTTTCTAGAGCTTGTTGAGCTTCAGATGATTGTAATCTATCTGCAATTAATTGTGATTTTTCAGTTTGATTTAATATATCTCCGTATAAAGGAACAACGCTAGTTGTAAAATTACCACTATTTGATAAAACACTAATAGTGTCAGGTAAATCATTTCTAATTAAAGCTGAATTAATATTGTCGTAAGATATATTCAATCGTTTTGCAGCAGCAGAAACTATTTCCTGCTGACGTATAGTAAATGCATCTTTGTTAACTGGTCCGTTAGTTGCCATTGTTAATCCAATAAATATTGTTTTAAATATTTATCGGTTATATAATATGCTGTTATTTTAGGAGATTTTAGTTGGTTAGAGTAAATTATTTAAATAACCGCGATATATTAAGAGAAATTCATAAAAGTAAAAATACATATTGTTCTTATTTGGCCACAGAAGACTCACAGTACGATATTATATTACCAAGTGTAAGTAAAATTAATAGAAATACAATTGCACAGGCAAAGAAAAATAGAGCAGATAGATTAACTCGCGATGCATGGGATCTAGCATTAAAAACAGATTCAAAAGTTAAACAAGAACAGTTCAGAGTAGATTCAAAGAAAATTTTAAAAACTGAATTAGTTTTTAGAATTATGACATTTGATCACGTTCCTCTTGCGCCAGGACGTAAGAAAACACCAAAGATTAAAAGTGATCATCATGTTAGAGTTAACTTTCCGCCTTTTCAACACTACCGTTTAGATGAGAACGATCAACCATACTGTGTTGGGAAAAGTCACTGGATTGGTGGTATGCAAAACGGTTACTTTAGCAAGGAACAAGGTAAGATAACAAATGAACTTGCTAAGATGTTTATAAAGCTTTGTGAACGCTACGGCACCAGAGGCAACTGGCGAGGATACACTTACAATGATGAAATGCGTAGTCAAGCACTATTGCAGTTAAGTCAAGTTGGTTTACAGTTTGATGAATCAAAATCATCTAATCCGTTTGCATACTATACTGCAACTATTACAAATTCGTTTACTCGTATTTTGAACATTGAAAAGAAAAATCAAAATATTAGAGATGATATTTTAGAAATGAATAATATGAATCCAAGTTACACACGTCAAAATGACTGGAGTCAAGATTAATCTTGTTAAATCAATACTAACAAGCATATAATATCAGTATGTCTAAACCTTTTAATCGTGCATTAGTTTTTACAGATATTCATTTTGGTAAAAAATCTAACAGTCAACAGTTCAATCAAGACTGTGTAGACTTTGTTGATTGGGCTACTAAGCTAGGCCAAGAAAAGAAATGTGACAGAGTGATATTCTGCGGT